TCCACCCCACCCACCGCATAAGAAGCTATAGGACCTCCGGGGTCAAGGAAGGTCTCCCAGTATTGTTTCATAGAATCTTCGAGAGGAACAGTGAGTGTACTTCTTCCACTACGACCCTCTGGCATATCAGCCAATTGTTTAGCCATACTATCTATATAAGCCTTAGCATCGTCAAGGAACGAATTTAACTCGTCTTGCTCACCCTGTGCAGTAGCATCAATTGCTCCTTGTACTTCTTCTTCACTTCCTCCAGTTTTTTTCCAGTGCTCTTTTAAATTTCTAGACATTAGCTTAGAGCCTTCGTCTATAGTTTCTTCGGCTCCTAAAATACCGTCTAGGACTTCTCCCTTTTCTCCTTCAAATTCAGGTAATGTCTTCAGTGCCGTTAAAAGCATCTTTAAAGAGTGTCTACCTGATTCTGTCATCGGGGATTTATCTAGATATTCATTTTTAAAGAATTGTGGATATTCTTTCTTAGCTGCGGAATAATTTATGCTCCCATCTAAATGGTCCCAATACGTATCCACAAATTCGGGCTGTGCCATAAGCCGGTCTATTATATCAGGGTCTTGTAAAAGTCCTTCACTAGCTATTTCTCCGGGCGCAGACAAAGCAGCATCAAAAATATTAGATGCGGGATTCTTCCCTCCAAAAATTCCTGAAAATGCGTTCGACACTTCTTTAGATAATTGTTCAGCTTCCTTTTCAGGATAAGAGTCTTCAAGTAGTTTAGTAGCTGAGGCATCTCCTCCCAACAATCCCTTCATAGTACTTATTCTCTCCATCCACGAAGGTTCCTGTTTACTAATCGGTACCCAGTTACCTTCTCGCTCTTCTAGGTTCCAGCGATAAGAAAAGGGAGCATATGGTCCAAAATTAAAGGCTATATTAACTAAAGGAGGGAATGTAGAAGATTCTTGATAACGCGCCTGCTGTTTACCTGCGGGCCACGTAGAATCCAGTTGCTCTTTAGTCATTACATGACTAGTGAAATCGTCCGCCATTATGGATTACCTCTATAATTCTTGAAATTCACAAGCATAGAGGTTCGGGCTGCCCATACTTCTAGAGTAGCGTCATAAGTCAAATTTTTAAACCCTTGGAAATGTCGTTCAGTAACTTCAGTCAAATAAGGCGTTAAAGTTTCAAAATCTACATCCATTAATATATTAGCTACTTGTAGTTGTAGATAATTAATAAGACGGCGCTGTTTATAATCCACGGCACTACCAGTGCCGGGAGGAGGTATAATGCTCATAGAGCTTTCTTTATTACATGCTACCCATATATCGAATCCTATCCCATATATTTCAGCGGTCTTTTCTGAAGGAGAAGAACCAGAACCAAATGTAGCTTGTTGTCCCATGAACTGAGTCTCCAGACCATTAGCAACATGCTCTACTATGATACAGGGATATTCTACTTCCGATGTCTCTGGGAACTGCCCAAATACGGTAATATCGCCCACAGACCAAGCATTGCTAGGTGGGGCTCGGAGCGCATCAATTAATGCACGCTCTATTACGTTAAGGTGGTCAGCTGGCATCCGCCCTCCTGCGCGAGTCTATACGTCCCGCTGTCCTAACCACGTTAAAGACATTGAAGTCATCATTAAGCTCCTTTACCGAATGCACGCTCCATTCAAGTGATTTATAGAGCTTGATATCTTTTATATAAATAAGATTACCACTAGCGTTTGTAAATTGAAATTGAAATTTTTTAAGAGCATCGGTATATTTGAAGGTATCTCCATTACTTATATCATAGTCATAACGAACTCCAGCCTTGTAAGTAGTGGTAGCAGCTGTTCCAGTAGTTCCTGATATAAAGGGTACATCCACAGTAAGCCATGAAGTAGTAGGAAGAGTTATATTACTTTGTAGTTGATACTCACTACGATTATCTGTAGTCGTATCTGTATCATAAAGCTCAAATTTCTTATACTGAGCAGTGCCTCCTGAACCCTTGAGTTTAAAAGTGATTCTATCAGCTTCCAAAATATTCTCTGTGCCCGACACTGTAAAACTAGGCTCTATTGTGGCAGCCGATGCTGTTACAGTAATCATTACTCCGTCGCTCGCATAAGCACAATTACTCCCCGACCAATAAGTTGTGCCAGTAGTAGGCACTTGATAAATGTTACGACTAGTATCTATAAACTTGTCCCATCCTTCTATCTCATTAAAATCGGTATTATTATCCTGATTAAAATTGGGCATACCTTTAATAGTGGATAGGTTAGCTGTATAAATCCTACCAGCTCCTATAATGTTCTGACCTGAACGTTGTCTCTGATAATCAGCAGTGAGAGCAGGGCGTATTAGAGCAGGCAAGCCGGGCAGTTGTATTTCATTAGACGCAATCGCTCCACCCTCTACTCCATAATCATCTGTAGTATAAAGAGGCGCTCTATAAAAAGTAACCTTACGGCTCTGATTGCTTCGTTGTGCCATATGGCGTAATATACGCGCCATATTAATAGAGCCCGGTTTAACCGTCATAATTAACGCCCCGTGGTTTTGGATACATGCGTAGTGTATTATCATCCCCACGGACGTTCTTCTTCCAATCCACAGGTCCAATATTGGGAGAAGCATTATAAGTTGTAGTTTTTATACTGAGACCAAGTTTCATCAATAATGATTGATTGGCTAATTCCTCAAACTTGACATACGATTCATTATTATAATAAACCGCCATATCACCAACTTGAATTCTATCTATACCCATTCCGTTCTGGGCTACACACGCTAGATAGCAAGAATAATACATAACCGCATTATCATATGTATTGTTCTCATTTAAAGTATAAGTAAGACCAGTGTTCTCCGCAAACCATTCAGCAGCCATATTAAGTAGTCTATCTAAACTAGTATTATCAATCTCTTCAGCTTCTATACCCGTTAACAAACGAACTCTATTCTGCATGGTTTCATTCCAAGCTATACTTAGTGCCATATTATATATACCTCATTGCTGCTATAAGACCACCTATGATAGTAGCCATCACACCCAAACCCCAACGGAGCTGGGTCTTCATATCATTCTCCCACATTTCATGGTGATGGAGGTGGTTTGTGAACATATTGTCAAAGTCCTCCATCTTGTTGAAAACCGTCTTAACGCGCTCGTCCATTCGTATCATGAGCTCATCGCGTTCACGTGCATTCATATTTAAACTAGCACCTCACTAGTATTTAAAGATTGCGTCATGGTGTTACGTACAAAACCCCCGTGCTTGCATCCACCCATAATTGTCCTGTAGCTCCGGGAGCATTTGGTAGACCCTTTATAAAAACACCAGCCGGAGCAATACCTATTTCAAAGATAGGTCCATCAAAATAAACTGAGCGACTAACCATAAATAAACCTGCACCGGCAAACGTCGCGTCTCCAGCACTTTGGTCTATATCACCATCCACGTCCAAGTCTTCAGAGCAATAAAGTGTTGTTCCATTAAAGGTAAGTTTACTAGAAGCCCCAAACGCTCCACTATTATTAAATTGAATTTGAGTATTACTACCGCCGGGAGTAGCTGGAGTAGCCTCAGGTATGGCATTAATTTTAGACTTAACATATGTCTTGGTTGCTCCTTGGGAGCCTTCTATAGATTTTCTCCTACTGCGCTTTAAGCTTGCCATATAAAGTATAAACTATGGGGGAGGGATTGTGGCTCCCTCCGGGCCATTAACTTACCAAACGTTGCTTATCTAATTTCCGCCGTTGATAATGATACAGCCAGCCGAAGGCCTAATGACCTTCAGTCCGTATCTCATCGACATGTAGGAGCCGACAATACCGAAACCGGGATTTGCCTCTTCTACCGTTAGTGGTCGTCTTTCGACATAAACAGCAGGCTTCACGGAAAGGTCAAAGACCCCCATTCTTCCTGTTGGGACATAAGCGTTCATTACAACAGTCAAACCATACAACTGTCCAATAACTCCATCACGCACTACGCTATTGAGTGGACTACCATCCATCATTCCAGCTGTAGTTGGAGCACCCGCACTGCCAGTAGCAGGGGAGCCTCCATAGCCAGTATAGAATACGGACGTAAAGTCACCCAAGTCTAAAAGAGCCTTGTAGTGAGCAGGGGAAATGAACAAGTGGGTTGCGTTGTAACCATGCGCCGCAATCCTGTCAATTCCGTTTGTAATATCAGAAACAGCTATGTTTCCAGCAGTTGTATTAGCACCACTAGGGTACATGTTACGCTGAAGACGTGCTGCGCTCTCATTTCCATAAGAGTTTAGACGTCCAGAGCCAACTGTAGTTCCAGTTCCGAAGAAACCACTGTACGGGTTCGTAGCGAACGTCGTAATAGTGGACTCGGGCGTGGTCTGGATAATAGCTACGGTTCCAAAAGTTGTATCAGCAGCTGGGCCACCAAAAATGACCTTCGTAACGTGCTCGGTCATGTGACGGTCTACCGCCCTGCGAGCCTCGTTCAAAGCCATTTCAACTTCGTTGAACCTTGAATCTTCAATCATTCTTCGGGTTACACCTACTGCAATACCCCACTCCTTAACTGACACTCTCTCTGAGCGTAGTGAAGTGTGTTGGTACTGAGGGGTGTTCCCTTCTTCAATCTGTTCCATCTTCATAGATGGTTTACCAAAAGTAATATCAATGTTACCGCCAGTCTCTGTTGACATAGCCTCTGTGAAAAACTGGAGAGCAGGAAGGTCAGTGACCTTGTAATCCATAATTGCGTCCTTATAATCAATAAGTACGCGCTCACCTGTATTCGTAGTGCCTGTGTTTAGAGAAGTCAGTATTCCGGGAGTTGCGTCAACCATAATAAATCACCTCAATACATCAACACCTTTGCGAGTGTCAGTGACGCAGCAGTAACAGAAGACCCTGATTCAAGTGCTACACCATAAAGGTTGCTTGCACCACTTACCAGAAATCCTGTACCATCATTGTCACATGTCATTGCTTGTCCGACATTGTATGTCCCACTAACATAGGCATTAAGGATTACTCCCTTGCCTGTGATGACGCTCATCGCCTCACCATCAGCGGAACCCGCATCGGTAAAAGCCACACCTATAGCATTAACTGCTCCAGATGCTGCATAATCTACTTTACCGTCGCTTGCAATTGCCACGAGACGGCCACCTAACACAGTACTGCCTGCGGTAAATGGTAAGATACGCGCGGGCGCTCCACCATCATTCACAAGAATTTCAGTTGCCATATTTAGTCACCTCTCAAAACGGCAGGATTTAATTTAATCCTACCATTTTCCATCTTTACCGCAAATTCGCGCTCTGTCTCAGGCATTGGTTCCCCTTCGTTGGATTTACCCTTTCCGAAAGTTCGCTCCTGTTCGACAGGCTCAGGCAT